TATTGGAGTTCTTGGATGGCATTCGTATCTACAGAGTAAGATGATTCCGTTTGAAAGCTTCGAAGCTAAGCAATTGACTTCTAAAATCTTTGCTGCAATTAAGAAAGATTCTTTAGATGCTTCTGCATATCTTGCTGAAAGAGAAGGTGAACCCGAACTTCTAAAAGGTTATGGTCGTAGGAATGTAACAACAATGGCAATTGCTCCAACTACATCAAGTTCATTCATTCTTGGCCAAGTATCACCGAGTGTTGAACCTCTGAACAGTAACTACTTTGTGAAAGACCTTGCTAAAGGTAAGTTCACGTACAAGAATCCATACCTTGAGAAGACACTTGAAAAGCATGGCAAGAATGATCGACCAACATGGAAGTCGATTCTCACAAATGGCGGTTCTGTTCAGCATCTTGATTTCCTAACCGAAGACGAGAAGAATGTGTTCAAGACATTTGGTGAAATCTCACAGAAAGAGATTGTTATTCAGGCTGCTATTCGTCAGAACTTCGTCGATCAAGCTCAAAGCATTAACCTGATGATTCACCCCAAAACTCCAGCAAAGGAAGTGAATCAACTACTAATCTTTGCTTGGGAGCAAGGGGTAAAGACGCTTTACTATCATCGTGGTACTAATCCTTCACAGGAACTGGCCCGTAATCTTCTAAATTGTGCATCTTGCGAAGGGTAAAATATGGCTGCAGAAAAATTTAGATGTCCAGAGTGCGGAACTGTTTATACGGTTGAGTGGGATGAAGATGCAATGGTTGATTATATGGAACCCGCTTTCTGCCCATTCTGTGGAGTCGAACTAGATAGCTATTCCGACGAAGATTACCAAGAAGAATACGAAGAAAATAACTCCATGTGGAGTTATAATGACGAAGAGTTTACATCTGAAATGATAGGTGATCACCTGGGTTTTGTTTACGAAATTACAGACACTGATAATGGTAAGAAGTACATTGGCAAGAAGAAGTTCTGGTCAAAGATTACTCGACCACCATTAAAAGGTAAGACTCGTAAACGTAAAATCATTAAGGAATCCGATTGGCAAAAGTATTATGGTTCAAGTGAAGAAGTTAAATCGCTCGTTGAGGAGTGTGGACAAGAACGATTTTCTCGTCGAATCCTTCATCTGTGTGATAGCTTAGGCGAATTGTCTTATATGGAATTAAAAGAACAAGTTGAGCGTGAGGTGCTATTTAAGCCAGATGAGTACTATAACGCGTTCATTGGCGTAAAAATCCATCGAAATCATGTGCTAAAAAAGAAGTAATTTGATCTTTACAGACGACTTAAATCAGGATATAATCAGTTACTGATTTAAACAATAAATATTATGGTAATTATAGACTACTCAGCAATCGCTATCGCGTCGATCTTTTCACAGGATCGACCAGAAGAAATCCAAGAAGGGCTTATTCGCCACATGATTCTTAACTCTATTCGTAGGTACAATATGATGTTCCGTGACGAATATGGCCAAACTGTCATCGCATGTGATGGTGGATCATGGCGAAAGGGTGTATACGAGCATTATAAGGCTGGTCGCAAAAAGGGCCGAGACGAATCACCGCTAGATTGGGGCGAGTTCTTTCGTCTGATTAATCTTATTCGTGACGAGATTAAAGAGCACTTTCACTATCCTGTAGTTCGAGTAGATAACGCAGAAGCTGATGATATCATCGCTACTCTTGTTAAATCCACTCAGGACTTCGGCAAAGCAGAACCAGTTGTGATTGTATCAGCTGATAAAGACTTCATTCAATTACATCAGTATTCGAATGTTAAGCAATACAGCCCAATGAAACGTGGCTTCATTAAAGAAGACGATCCACATTTCTATAAGTTCCAACATATCTGTAAGGGTGACGGAGGCGATGGTGTACCAAATACTCTTAGTCCCGACAATGCAATTGTAGACGGCATTCGTCAATCTCCTATGCGAGCTAAGAAGATTCAAGGATGGTATGAAAATCGTACTAACCTCGAGTCTGTTATGGACACTGAAACATATCGTAACTTCCAACGAAACAAGACAATGATTGATCTTGATTGCATTCCACAAGAAGTTGTTGATAATATTCAGAGTGAATATGCAATGCTGGACAGAGGCTTGATGTTGTAGCTAGTATAAGTGCGACTTGTTAGATATAGAAAGGCAGAAAAAAAGAAAAGGAGAATGAGG